ATCCAGCGTGGCAAGGAAAATCTGCAAGGCTTTTCTCAGTTCCAGAGCGGCTTGTACTTTGTTACTCATAAATTAACCCTCCCCATTCAGCAGTGCGTTGACTGCGGCAGCATTTTCGGTAGTCTGACCGTCTGCAATAGCTTCCAGAGCAGCGGTCTGTCGTTCCTCGGCAGTAGGCTCAGTGGAAGGTGCGTTCATTTCATCCTCAAAGGCTTCGATAACTGCCAGCTTATCCTCGGCAGTCTCGCAAGCGGAGAAATCTGCTCCCTGTGCTTCGTACATCTGTACCATCTGGCCCAGAGTACCGAAGAAAGCACCGTTGATTTCACCAGCGGCACAAACCACGGTGATGGTTTCTACGCCAGCCACGGGATAGCGGTTGATCCACTGTTCGGGGGTCAGCACTTCGCCGATGGGGGTGATGATGGGGTCAATTTTGTTCCAGATTGCATAGCGTTTCATAATTTATTTCCTCCTTTGATTTATCCTTCAACAAACGCTTCCACATAATTGCGATAAACCGATGTTCCACTCATACCACCAGCGAACAAAGCATAACTTCCGACATGGGTTGCACCAGCTTGGTTTCTGCCGTAAGTCAGAGCAAACGAAGTGGTTATTTTTGTTAAAGAAGCATCGTATACATCAACGGTGGTGTTGTTATCAGAAGATATAAGACCACCAGCAAATATCGCATGGTTTTCCGTGTGAGTTGCACTAAGTCGCCGTCTTGCTACACTTAACGATGTTACGACTGTTCGAGTAAGGGTGGGAGAATATGCGTTCACGACATTTGTAACCGAACTCGAACCGTTACCGCCGCCACCGAATAAGGCGTAATTTCCGACATGGGTTGCGGCTTGGTAACAGGTCGTTTTGCTTAAAGCAGTAGGATTACTTTTCGTCAAAGACGAATTATAAGCGTTCACCGTTGAAATCTGGCTATTGCTGTTATTTAAGCCGCCAGCGAATAAAGCATAATCACCCACGCTTGTACCGTTCAAATAAGCAACAGCGGTACTTAAATTGCTTACGGTACTTTTCGTCAAAGACGAATTATAAGCGTCCACTTTGGTAACATGGTCGCCAAAAGAGTTCATACCGCCAGCGAATAAAGCATAGTTCCCTACATGAGCCGCCGTAAGGCCATCACGAGCCGTCCCTAAGTTGGTAGCTGTTGATTTCGTCAATGCAGAGTTGTATGCTTCCGCAGTAGCAAGGCGGCTTGTCAGAACACCACCAGCGAATATAGCATAATTTCCTACATGAGTTGCCGCAAGAGAGTTTCTTGCGGTTATTTTGGTAGGAATAGAGCGTGTCAGTTCGGAATTGTAGGCGTTTGTGAATAAGGCATCCGAATACTGAGCGCCAGCAAATAAGGCATAGTTCCCCACATGGGTTGCGGCAGGAATACCAGTTTGACTAAGCACCGTTATTGTGCCGTAATATGCCAGTTCTCCACCAGAGAAAAACGGTCTTGCCACGCCGCCCACGCCGATATAGCCCTTCTTTACCTTCCGGGCTTTACCGTCCACGCCGATATACATCTTTTTAACTTGTCTGGCTACATTGTTAACGCCTATATAGACTTTCTTTGCCATTAGGCATCAACCTCCTTATTCGTACACCAAGCAAATTGTTCCTGTTGCAAGAGCAGATGTTCCAGCAGTCAGATCGGAAGTGGTAGCATAAATCGGCTTAATACCAGCGCTTCCGGGGTCAGTCTGCACATGAATACCGTCTACCGTGTCAGCATCGGAAAGGTTTTTCCACTCGCTGTTTTTTGCACCGGAACTATCTGCCCACCATCCGTTAGCGTTGCCGTTGCGATAATAAAGCGGGCCATTTACGGTTGTCATCCAAAGCTGGATAACATCAGCGTTGACCACGTACTGAATCATCATGCCGTATTTAGCGGGCTGACCATTGAGACATCCTTCTGCATTAAAACTTGCAAATCCAGAACCTTTCGCTTTCCAATTTGCCACGGTGTCATCTGCGGTTGCAGAAATGGGATTGATGCCGAAATAGGCAAGGTCAGAAAGAGTGGGCTTGTTGTTGGTATCATACACACTCATCCAATTAACGGTATAACCATTCGTTGCATTGCCCGAAACGATACCCTTGTAAAGAACCCAGTTTGTCGGACTATTCATACGCAAGAGGACTGTGCCATTTATGTTGTCCTCAGAAGTAGGAGGATTCTGCCAGAAGGTGATGCCGTTGTACCATGTGTTTGCAGTTTTCAGAGGGCCAAACCCACCCGTGTCTTTCAGTCGGAAAGCAGCCATTCCCACATCAGAAGCGACCCCATAAATCTCGTTCCAGAAGACTTCAAAAGTGTCTGCGTATACTGCCAACCAAGGAGTGAGTTTGTTGTCCGAAGTATAAACTTTGCTCCAAACCCCACTCGGGTCGCCTGTTTCTTCATCAAGAAACATTCGATAGTCGCCGATTGCCGTGGTTTTGCCGAAAAGCTGAATCACAGCTCTATGTGCTGCATATTTTTCCATATGCACCGTGCCGAGGGCGTTCGGAAAGTTCCAGCTTGCGTCCGTTAAATTGGGAGCAGGGTACACAAAAACACTATGGTCAGGCATAGCGTTCCAAATCTCGGACGGCGTAGATGCAGTAGTACACCCGATGTCAGTCGGCTCGTAGAAATAGTGCATAGGCTGTGCGCCATCCTGCAATTCGGTCAAAGCCTGACTTACACCATGCCAAAACCAGTTGAAGTAAGCCGCAGGGGGCTTATAACCAGCGGTAAAGCCACTGGATTTCAGCGAGGAAGGGGGTTCAGTACCAGCCGCATCCCACTGAGGTACGGTTTTTTCAAAAGCCATAATATTACCTCCTTATTAGACAGGGACATCAATATCCCCGGATTCCAGCAAGCCAAAATAGCCGCCGATAGTCTGGTCGATGTTGCCAAAGCCCTTCTCTTCGTCATATTCGCTCTCGTATTGGGCGAACTCCAAAGTTCCTGCCAGATCAAGCGGAGCCAGCGGGATGCCAGCGGGCAAAAGGGACTGGATGATCTGATAGGCCTGTTGCGATGTCAGACCCGCTTTCTGCAAAGCAGCATAGGGCAGATCACTCACCGCCACTCTTCGGGGTTCATCCTCTTCAATCAAAGTAAACTCAGAAGGAGAAACGCCAAGGGCATTTGCCAGTGCTATGATCGTGCTGTTGTAATCACCGCCAGCCAGATTTCGGGCCGCTCTCTGCAAGATGATGACCCGGTACTGTTCATCGGTCATGCTACCCCGTGCCTGACCGTAAATCGAACCGTACAGGTCAAGGGTCTCGCCCGATGCGTTTGAAATATCCAGAACGGCATCCAGCGCTTTCAGGTCATCCCAGAAGCCCCCTACAAGCCCCTGTTCAAGAAGCAGCAGCTTGTAGTTATTGCTGGTGGGCTGTTTCTGGTATACATCAGGCAGACCGTCAATGTAATCAACTATCCGCATAGGTAGTCACCTCGATCTCGATGTCAGCCGCGCTCAAAGTCGCCACTTCATCAGGCCCGATGATGATATTGGTGGAAGAATAGCTTGCACCATCGTTGGAAATGGACAGCTCAGAAACATCCTTCACGCCAGCCACGCCGAAAATGCACTTGTAAAGGCGGGTAAAGATAACATCCTCACCGCTGCCCAGATTTTCAACATAGCTGACAAGAGCGGTCTTGATCTGTTCCTCGCCGTCAAGCTCGAAGTGGGTATCTTTTTCCACAACCACCTTGATATGCAAGCCGATCTCTGCCACATGGGAGAAGTTGACGGTCTGCTCTTTGCCGGTGACATCGAGGACGGTCACAGCAATATCACCGTGGGATTTGATACCCAAAGGCTTTTTGCTGAAAATCGCTTCGCCGATCTCTTGGTTCAGAGTATCGGGAGCATAGACATAGACCTCAAAGCTGTTAGGCGGTCTGCCGTCAGCATCGGTAGTGGCTTCCTTGTTTTCAACGATCAGGCAGCTTTTTACGCCGCCAACTCGCATGACCGCTCCCCGGATTGCCGCAGCAGTTCCAGAGCCAGCACCGGCAAGCGTGACCGAAAAGCGTTTCCGTAGCTCGGCATCGCTCTCTTCATCCTCCGCAAGGGTGATGATGTCGGTGTGCTGGATCGCAAGCACATCTGCATCGGGATTGATGATCTCGGTAATTTTTCCAAGCTGGACATTACCGCTCGTTCCCAATTCCGTACACTGGACAATGCCAGTTCCTACGCCGCTTTCATCCAGCGTCACCGGGTTGACGAGATAAAAGGTTTCATCGCCAGTAGTTCCCACTAAAAAACCAACCTCGATTTCGTGGTTGGCAGTGCCGGTGAACTTGATCTCATGTTCCGCTCTGGTAGGCGGGTTTCGGGTGATCTGTGCAAAAGGCATCAGGCGGTCAAGGTTATGTCCCGTTGCCGTATTGGGGAAACGGGCATAGTAAATGATCTCCTGTGCTTCGTAAGCATCTGCAAGGTCTTGAACCGCCAGACGGATGAACTTTCCAAGCGGGGAACTGTTGCTTGTGTCGATATTCTCGCCAAACAGCTCTTGCGCTTGCAAGATGCGGGATTCCAGTAGTTCATCATAAGACGGCCTGATATAGCCTTTTTCATTAACCGCCATATACGAACACACCTCCAATCTCTGCGCCATCTGCATTGATGGCAGTAAACTCAATCTCAGCTTTTCGCCGCTCAAGCATAGTCAAGCGGAAAGCAATAACGGTGAAAGTCTCGTCAATGCTATGCTGCAAAGCTCGTTCGATGGTCACTCGGATTTCACCCTCATCCGGGTTCTTGCAAAGCACCACGCCAAAGTCGATCCCTTCCAGAATATCGTGTAGCCATTCGCCCTGATTTGTGCCAATGACTAACTCTGCCTTGGTGCGGAGATTTTCAGCGCCGTCCACCATTTCAATGGTGTTGCTGATGACCACATCACCGTTTTTCATCATAAAGCCTTTACTCATGCGGCCAACCTCCTAACAGTCCAACAACTACCGCATCTTTGATCTGATGATGACCGATAGGCGGTGTCGTAGATGCTCCCTTGACGGAAGAGCCAATATCCCGCTCGGCACAAACGCACAGCACAAGATCGCCCGCCTTGATGGGTTCTACCTTCAAATGCCCGATATTCTTTTCGGTGGGATGAGGGTTAGGTGTGATGCTGCCGCCCCCGGTATAAGTGTCAATAACAGACAAGCTCTGTTTGACCAGCGTATAATGCCGAACATGGTTCAGTACCGGGACTTTTGTAATGACTGCCTGTGCCTTTGCGGGCTGTCCATATGCCTTGATTTTGTCCAGCGGCTTGACTGAACACAATTCAGGGCTTTGAACGCTTACCACTTTGCCAATAAACGCCGTGTGAAGGTTCAGTAATTTTTCTTCGATCATGTTATTGAAAGTCGTACCAGCTCCCATGCTTATCCCTCCTTTTACTTAACCATAGCAACACGATTGTTCAGGCCGGAAGCCTTTGCAGCGTTGCTCTTTTTGGTCGTGGTCGTTTTCGGGGTCACAGTGCCGCTTTTTGCGGTCGAAGGAACATCACCTTCAATCGCCGTGATTTCGGTGAGAAAGTCGGATTCGTTGCAACTATGCTGCCCCTTTCTCACTCGATAAGTTCCCGTAAAATCCCGGCTTTGAAGAGTAATGATGCTGGCAGTTGTAACACGATGTTCCAATAACATCTTGAAGGTAACGCCCTTGATCGTTTCGGTATAATCTTCGTTATTGATCTCCTCAGTGAACTCTTCCGGGCTGTCGATCAGGCCGGTGTCCACATTGACCGTGAATCCCAGATTGTCACCATCGGAAAGATGTTGCACATAGATTTTCCGCTTGTTGATATAAGCAGAAACGCCGCACACCTCGGCATATTGCTTGATATTGTTCATCAAGCCGCCCGATACGGTAACAGCTTCGGGATAGGTATGATCTTTTTTGGTCTTGAAAACAGCAATCGGCAAGCCCAGCTTGCCCACCAGAGTTTTCAATATATAGCTGGCCTTTACACCAGCTTTGAAGGAAATGCTGTCGATGTCCCGTTCTTCCAGCTTGACATCATCAACCGCCGTGATGGTCGTTACCTTATCCTGACCGCTCCATCGGGTCTTGACCGTGGAGATCGCCCCGGAGAAAATAACACCCGTATCAGTGCCATATCCTGCCGTAATGGTGATCTCCTTATTGGCTTTCAGTTTTCCGATAGTCGTTTTGGATAAGTTGTAAATGATGATCTCCGCTTCATTGGCTTCGGTGTCATCGTCAAACGGGACAGTGAACTCAATATCCAGCTCATTG